ATCTAAAAAGGATAAATAATAAGTGGCAATAAGTTATATTGATTTATTTAAACAGTTAAAATCAAATGTATTAGAAATACAATTTGTCAGAAGAAACAAAGCAAAATGGACAAATGTAACAACAAGAAGAATGCTTTGTACACTTAGTGATTATCTTTTATATTCTCCTTTTGGTGCAGCAACTTTAAATTTTAAAAAACCAAAACATGATCCACCATATAGTGCACCATCAAAAGGTCTCATAACAGTTTGGGACATAATGATGCAAGAGTGGAGAAACGTTCCAGTTGATGCTGTAAAATTAATGAATTCTATTCCAGAAAGAGATTTTATAAATTACTTTGATAAGAAAATAAAAAATATGTCTCATGCTGAGAAGCAGACATTTATGTTAATATAATGACAATACATGGAACGGAAATAGAAAAAGCTTGTAAATTTTTACTTCAAAAAAATATTGATTTAGAAATTAAAAATAAATCTTTAAAACAAGGAAAACTTATTCTTTTTTATCAAAAAAACTTCTTCATAACTTTTGTGATAAATACTTTAAAAAAAGATAAAGAAAAAATAGAAATACCAATACCTTATGGCGTTGAAATACACGAAAAAGAAAATCTTATATATTTTGATTATAGAATCAAAACTCTTGCAAAACATGCACCTGAGATTGAGACAAATTTAATCGTATATCCTAAAAAAATAAGTGGAAATAAGTTTTGGGATAGTATATTATTGATAAATGCCAACAGCGAAAACTAAACAAATATATAGTGTTTTTTCCGGAACCTTTTATGAAGTTCCTGAAAAAGATATCAAATTACTTGATGATGGTCAAATTCCATTATTAGAAAAACCTAGAAATTGTTCAAAATGTTACAATAGAGGTTATATCGGAAGAGATAAAAACACACTAGTTTACGAAATTTGTAATTGTATCAAAAAGAAAATTGATATTAGTTTGATTAAAGATCTTCATAATCTTGATAAGTAGATATGAATGAAAAATTATACATTTGGATTTGAAATCCAAACATTACTTGAACAATTTATTGGTGCTTTCAATGATGTTGTCATTAAAAGATATGATCATGCGAATACTATAGTACCGCCAGCAAGTGGTTTTAAAGTATTATACGTATATTCTCCAAAACAAAGAGTTTATAATAGTTTAAAAAATCCAGCACCCGGCGGTTTAACAGTTCCTGTAATTGCAGTTAGTATTGGTGGTATAGCAAGAGATCAAAGTCGTGTTTTTAATAAAAATGAAGGTTTTTTGATTAATACAGAACAAAAAGATATTACTGGTACACTATTAAAAAATGTTTTACAACCGGTTCCAATCAATATTACGGTTAATATGAGTATTGTAACAAGATATCAATTAGATATGGATCAAATATTAAGTAATTTTATACCATATAATGATCCATATGTTGTAATTTCATGGAAATTACCAAACAATGAAGATTCAAACATACCATATGAAATAAGAAGTGAAGTTTTATGGAGTGGAAGTATAAATTTATCATATCCACAGGATTTAGGTCCAACACAGCCTTTTAGAATAACAGCAGATACAACTTTTACAATAAAAGGATGGTTATTTAAAAAAGCACAAGATCCTATAAAGAAAATATATACGATAACATCTGATTATTTTGATTATGATGGTACAAGCCCCATAGTTAATCAAAATACACAATTATTAAAAGATTTTGAATCTGTTTTTGGAAACAATTAAATAATATCATGCAAGATCATTTTGTAATTTCAGCAAAACCATTTTTAATAAGCATAAACAGAAATGTTGTGTATGTAAACCAATATACTGATTTAATTGATAAATTAGAATTTTTAGTTAAAAGTCCTTTTCTAAAAGATATTAGAAATGTATATTTAAGCGCATCGGATACATCAATGTTTGATAATATTTCATATTATGACATATTTTCAAATGTAAATAACCTATCAGCAAATAATCCACCTTTTAGTGCCGTAAAACTTCAAAATTTTGTTTATAATGAACAATTTGTAGCTTTTTATTTCCCACAAATTCCAAAAATAAATGGATATGTTGATGTTATAGTTGAAAACGAAGCAGGATATGGTTCTTTGATAAAAGATAGCAATTCTAAAATTTCAACAGCATATGATATATCAGCATATACACAAAACCCTAGTATATTTGGTATACAAATAGAATATATTTAAAATTTAAAAATTGTGCACAAAAAAAGTTAAGTATTATTATATAATATGAATCCCGCAGCTGTATTGCCAACAAAAACTCCTACACCAACACGTACTGGTACTCCAACCAGTACAAAAACACCACTTGCAACGAAGTCGGCAACACCGCAACCTACACAAACAAAAACACAAACTACAACGCCATCAGTTACGCCAACAAATACCGCAACACCCGTTGCCACAAAGACACATACACCACAACCGACACTTGGTGCTACTACAACTCCAACTTCTTCAAAGACTCCAACTTCTTCAAAAACACCCACTCCGACAAATACAAGTACAAAAACACCATTTCCTACACCTGATAATACAAACCAACCAACACCACAATTAACAGTAACCCCAACATATACACCAACGAACACACCATCAGCTGGTTTTAATTTTAATGTCAGTTATAGAATTAAAGGTGCCGGTGGTGGTGGTGGTGATTCTGCCTATTCAAATGATATTCATGCTGGAAATTTTACATGTGCAACTATTAGCGCATATGGTGGTGGTGCAGGTAGCGAAATATCAGGTGCATTTTCAGCATCCTTAAATACTGATCCTATAAGAATTGATATTGGTGCTGGCGGAGCCGCAGGACACACTCTAAACTCAAATACCGATGGTGCCAACGGTCAAAATGGTGGTAATACGATTCTTATTTATAAAAACAATCTTATTGCATCTGCTATTGGTGGTAACGGTGGAGCAGGATCAACAGGGTTTTATTGGTCACCTACATTCTGCCCTGTTTCTTATGGTCCTAATTCATACGGTGCTTCTGGACCCCAATACCCAAATAATGCAGGAATAGGCGGTAACAGTGGATATTCAAACAGACCGGGTACGGCGCAAGATGGTCAACCCGGCGGAGCTTTCATAACTTTACCTTATGCATATTATGCTGGATATACAACAAGTGGTGTCAGTGTAAGCACTTTACAAGTTGATCAAAATAATGTACAGCTTTATCTTTATGGTTCCGGTACAGTATATATTAATATTTTAAATACAGCAGCTACACCAACCCCAACAGGAACACCTACAACAACACCGACACCAACAAACACAGGTACACCACAAGTAACGCCTGATATTACATTACCGATTACACCATCTAATACCGTTACGCCAACTTCAACAGTAACTCCAACTTCAACAGTAACACCCACATCAGGTAATATACCTGTTACTCCAACAAAAACACCCACAGCTACCGCATCAAGAGGGTTTGTTTTTGTTACACCAACAAACACAGGTACACCACAAGCAACTCCTGATTATACACCACAAGTTACACCTGATATAACAAAAACACCAACGGCATCTGTAACTTCAACAACAGTTATTAGTGTTACACCAACACCTACAGTAACTTGCACACGAACATCAACGCCATCAGTTACGCCAACAAAATCAAGATCGCATTAATAAATTATCGTGTTATACAAGGAAGAATATTCCAAGTACCACTGTAATATGTTCTAACATCACCACTTGGAAAAGTAACTTTTATATCATATTGATATAAACCGGGAGGTATATCGATTATTCTCGGCTCAATAAAGAATTTACCTAGTGTATTTGGGTTAACAATTCCAATAGTTTCATCTGTTGTTGAAAAATATAAAACTGAAGGACTATCAAAAGATAATCTCACTTTCATTTCTATTAAACAATCTGTTAAATTTATAGGATTACCGTTATCTGTTAATATTTGTAAAACACCTGTTCCATTCCATGTATTAGTTGAAACTGTTTCAGGTAAATCTAAATTAGTGAGTGCCATATGTAAATACTTATTCAAATAAAAATTGATATATTGAATTTTTTGAATAAATATAAAGTATAATATGCCCGATTATTTTCAGTCAAGTAGTATAAAGCAACCAGATAATGGAAGTAGAAACTTCGTTTCTTCTATTTTATCAAAACTTCCTTATGTTAAAACAACATTGGAAGCAGATGTTAATAATCCAAAATATGAATTATTTGAAAAACTTTCAAAAAGAAAAGAACTAAGACTTTTACAACAGTCTGTAATAACAGGACCATTCATGCAGGATGGAAGTGTTTATGGTCCAAACACTTTTGGATCAAATCAAAATTATCATAAATACATTTATGCCAGTATTGACAGTGATAAAATAAGAAGAATAGCTGAATATCGCAGAATGGGCGCATATGCAGAAGTTTCAGATTGCTTGGATGAAATTTGTGATGAATTTATCAACAAAGATGAAAATGGCAAAATATTAAAACTCAAATTTTCACCTTTTTCAAAGATAACAGCCGAAGAAAGAAATGAAATCGAAAAGGAATATTATAAATTTATTAATATTTTTGATTTAGAAACTAAAGGTTGGGGTTATTGTAGACAACTTTTAACGGAAGCTGAGATATTTTTTGAAAATATTATACACGAAGAAAAGAAAGAATTGGGTATCATTGGTGTTTTAAACATTCCCGGTGAACTTATTAATCCAATTTATGACAATGTACAAAACAATGTTATTCAAAATTTCATATTTCAAAAACCAATAAGTGTTCAAGATAACAAAAATGTTGCATTGCAGCAACCAAGCACACAACCAAGTCCTGCAAATTCTCTTCAACAACAAATTATTACATTCCAAGGTAATCAGATTACATATATTAATTCTGGTATGTGGAACGAAGATGCCACAATAAGGATTCCTTTCATTGAAAATTGCAGAAGAGCGTATAAACAATTGTCTTTGATTGAAGATGCGATAGTAATTTATAGATTAGTAAGAGCACCAGAACGTCTTAAATTCAAAATTGATGTTGGAAACATGCCACCAGCAAAGGCTGAAGCGTATTTAAAGCAATTAATGCAATCATATTGGAACAAAAAGACATATGATGGATCTCAGGCATCACCGGGAGCATCAAATATCTATGATCCACAGTCAATGCTTGACTCATATTGGTTCGCAAAGGGTCCAAACGGCTCTGGATCTGATGTTGAAACACTTCCGGGTGGTCAAAACCTTGGAGAACTCAAAGATTTGATGTATTTTGTCAATAAATTGTACAAATCTCTCAAAGTTCCTCTCACAAGACTCAACCCAGAGGATGGATACAAGGATGGAGCCGAAATATTAAGAGAAGAATTGCATTTTGCTAAATTTATTGTTCGTTTACAGGCACAATTTGCAGATGGACTCAAAAATGCGTTCATTACTCACTTAAAACTCAGAGGTTGGTGGAAAGAATTCAAGATGCACGAATCTTATTTCCATCTTGAGTTTAATCCACCTTCTAATTTCTTTGCAATTAGAAAAAACCAAGAGCTTGAACTCAAAATGAAGCTATTTAGCGACATGTCCAATAATGAGTCCATATCAAAAACGTTTGCTCAACGTCATTATCTTGAATTTAATGATGCAAGAATCAGTGAAAACATGGAATGGCTTAGAAAAGATGCTGCTTTGAAGTGGGAACTTGAACAAATTTCAACTACAGGTCCAAATTGGAGAGAACACATTGCAGCAGCTGAAGAAGCAGCACAAAGCGCAGGTGGTGGAGCATCACCACTTGGTGGCGGAGGCGGTGGCGGAGGTTTAGAAATACCAGAATTTGGCGGAGGTGGAGGAGCAGGAGAAGAAACTACACCGGGATCAGAAGCCGCACCAACACCTGAAGCTGGTGCAGCACCAACAACACCTGAAGCTGGTGCAGCACCAACTGCTCCAACAACACCAATTGCATCCTAATTATAAGAATAAAATATGTAAGTATTTTTAATATATGTCAACTATTATACCTCCAACAGCTTCTGGTAATGTGCAGTTAGATCCATTGGATCAAAATACAAATGTAAATGCTTATCAGTATAATTTTATAAATTTAAGAAAGGCAGAACCAAGTTTAGGTATACCTACAGAGCTTACATATACAGTTGCTAATTCTGCTTATTATTTTCCGGTAATAACAAATGCATCAACATACGGTGATTCTAGAAAATTTTCAAATAATAATGATAATTTAGTTCTCTTTAATGATAATATTGGTATAGGTACATCAACGCCTGATAAAAGACTTTCAGTTGTTGGTGTAATCAGCGCAACCGGTAGGTTATATGCTGATAAATTACCATATTATTTAGAGGATGAAACATATGCCATTCATCCAATGTATGGTAATAATTCGGCAACTGGAAATTATTCATATATAGGTAGTGGTACTAATAATAGTGCTACCGATACACAATCAATTGTTATTGGAGGTACACACAATCAAGCTATATCAGGATATAGTGTTGTTGTTGGTGGTTTTTATAATTCATCATCTGGATATGCATCTGTTGTAAACGGAGGTAGCTTCAATCAAGCAATTGGTGATGGCACAACAATAAACGGTGGTGGTTATAATCAAGTAACAGGAGCAACATCCACTGTAGGTGGCGGGTCTTATAATCAAGTATTAGCAGATAATAGCGCAATAGCTGGAGGTTCTTTTAGTTCCATTGGTGTTGGTTCTTCCAATTCTTTTGTAGGTGGTGGTATTTTCAATCAAATTTCTGGCAATGGTGCCGTGATAAGTGGTGGATATTTCAATGGTGCTTATGCTGTTGGTACAATAGGTGGCGGTTCTTCAAATACTGTAAATCTTTATTCTTTTGTTGGAGGTGGATTTCAAAATACAGCTTCTGGGTATCAATCTAGCGTTGTTTCCGGACAACAAAACACAGCTTCTGCATACTATTCATCAATAACAAGCGGTATTTCTGGATTTGTTACTGGTAATTATGCAACCGTAGGTGGCGGTGTTTGCAACTGGATTGATTCAACATCTTCTGGATATTATTTTAATAATATAACCGATTTTTCAAATATAGTTGGTGGTAAATTAAACTGCATAATGGGCACACATTCCAACATAGTCGGTGGATGTGCAAATTTTATTTCTGGTAATTATTCTGGCATTTTAGGTGGTCAAAATAACTGCATAAGAAATAATAATTCTTTTACATTAGGTTCTGCGCTATCATCTTATAACGATGATACAACATATACTAACAACCTTACTGTTTCTGGCTCATTGTGGGCACCAAATGGCTCAACAGGTAGTGCTTATTATGCTACAACATCAGGATATGCATATGATTCATATACATCAACTTTTGCATTAACCGCATCTTATGATACGACCGGTAGAGCTTTATCTTCAATAGGAGAAGCTGCTTCCATATATCAATATGGTGTAAATGATTCACCTTATTATTCTATAGAACCAAAAAAGGGAAATAATAATGCATCCGCAAATTATTCTGCAATAATGGGTGGTCATGATAATATTGCAAAAGATTGTAATTCTTTTGTAATTGGTTCAAATATAATCACTCTTCAAAAGAATACAGCACATGTTAACAATTTACTATCTTTAAGCTCAGTTAAAGCTACAATTTTTGAAGGAATAAGTGGAATTTCCTTTGATGGTGTTCATGGCGGTATTGGAGGTTTTATAGATATATCTGGAGGTAATGCTGATTATGCTGATAATGATAATAAAGGAAATGGTGGAAATGGTGGCTGTATAACACTTAAAGGATCTAATGCATCCGGAGCAACATGCGGTTCTGATGCTGGATATTTAAATTTAAATGCAGGTCAACTTATAAATGCAGGAACAGACCCTGCTATATGCGCTGGTAAAGGTGGATATATTATAGGAAAAGGCGGTGATTATTCTGGTCCATATATTGGAACGGGTGGTAATGCTGGGTGTATTTCATTTAGCGGTGGTAATGGAAATGTTGGCCTTGGTGGTAATGCAGGTTGCCTCATACTCGATGGCGGAGATGGATATTTTGATGGTTTTAATACTACAAATGGAGGTTTTGGTGGTGTTATAGATTTAAGAGGATCAAATGGTGAAATTAATGGACCGGGAGGAAATGGCGGTTCTATAACAATGAGAGGTGATACTTTTAGAAATGCTGGATCTATAGATACATCAAGTGGCGGCGGTTCAATTATAACAAATGGATCAGGTTGTATTGGATTAGGCACAGCTTCTAATTATAACCAAACAATGCTTTGTGGTACTGCCACTCACAACCGTACAATTTGTTTTCCAGATAACGACGGTACTCTTGCATTAAGAGAAACAAATCCATATATAACATCTACGGTTTTTTATGGTGCATCTGGATATATAACCGACTCAGAAATATTTGTTTCAAATGGTGGTTATATTAGTATAAATGGCGGTAATGGATCAAATGGTACGTCTGGTGGATTAGGTGGAATTATATGTTTAAATGGCGGTTGTAGCGATGCTGCAACTGGCGGTAATGCTGGTTCTATTATTATCAATGGAGGTAATTGGAGTGAAGATACTTCAAGTGGTGCTTATGTTGCAGGTGGCAACGGCGGATCAATAAATTTATCTGGTGGAGTTTCAAATATATCTAATCAATATATAGAAACAACTGGCGGCAATGGTGGATCAATTTCCATGATAGGTGGTGCTTGCGGACATGGTGGCAGCATTAACATGAATGGAAATCTTTGTTCAAATGCTGGAAGCATTATATTGAATGCTGGTGGATGTTATATCGATGTAAATAATTACGCAAACCAAGATGGTTTTACTCCAGCATATGTGCCGGGTGGTAATGCTGGATATATTAATTTGAACGGTGGCACCGGATCTGGATATAGATGTAGTGATATAGGTTCCGTTTGTCTTAACGGTGGATGTGGTGGTTACATTAGTTTATACGGTGGTGGTGGCTCTAATGGTGGTACTATTAACATGAATGCTGGTTCTGGTGCATTTAATGGTGCTTTCGTAACTGCTGGTGGCGGTGGTGGTAGTATTTCATTAAACGGAGCCAATGCAATTAACAATTCTAGCGGTCAATTCCATTCTGGTAGCGGTGGTAGCATTACCATGAATGGAACAGCTTGGAGTGATAATGATGGTGGTGATGGCGGTTCAATAACAATGAATGGCGGTCATGGTGGTAGTTCAAACGGTGGTTCCATTATAGCAAACGGCGGGTGTGGTGCAAGCGGTGGAACGTTAAATATGTCCGCTGGTACAAATCTATCTACTCCCGGCGGTTCAATTGATACATCAAGTGGCGGCGGTTCAATTATAACAAATGGATCAGGTTGTATTGGATTAGGCACAGCTTCTGGTTATACACAAACAATGATTTGTGGTACTGCTACATCTAACCGTACAATTTGTTTTCCAGATAATAGTGGTACAGTTGTTGTTTCAAATGATGTATATTCTATTGTTAAATTAACACAAAGTCAATACGATGGACTTTCGGTAAAAGATTCTAATACTTTATATCTTATAACATAATGATTAATAGTGATATTAATGATATTAAATTGGGAGATACTAATATAAATAAAATTTATATTGGTAATACTACTATATGGTCAGCAATAGTAATCCCTAATCCTATAGCTTTTTATAATTTTGATGATACTAACTGGCTTGATTCATCTGGCAATGACAATACGTTAACAGATATAAATGGCGGTGTTTATACAATCACTGGTATAAATGGGTATGCAGCACAATTTGATGGTAATAATAGATTAGGCACAACAAGTTTTGGTGTTCCGGTTAATAATGATTTCACGGTAACCGGGTGGTTTAAAGCAGACTTTAATTTTAGTGGATATCAACACATAATGGGTGCACCATTTGGAAATGGTTTTTTTATTAGTGGTAATGATAATGGATTTATAATTGGACTAATCAATACAGGCATTAATGACGGTGCTCCATATATATTTAGTACAGGAAATTTAAGTATTAACACTTGGTATCATCTTGCATATACCAGATCAGGTAATAATGTTACAGCATATCTTAATGGTGAAATTGCAGGTTCTGCAACTATCGCAGATGGATATACATTTTATGGTAACACTGTTTTTAGTGTTGGTGGTGGCGAAAATAATGAATATTATTTCAGCGGTGCAATAGATGCAGTTGGAATTTGGAATACACCTTTAACACAAAATCAAATAAAATATTTGTTTAATGGTAATAAACAATATCCATTTTAATTTTATTATTTTGTATAATTAAAACCTTGTTGATACCAAGCAAACCTTTGGTCAATCCATTCACAAACTTGCTTACTCAAAATCTCATCATGGTCAGGTATCAAAGGCTGAACCTTTTTACGGATGGTATGAAGGTTATCGGATAACCCATAAACAGAATCATCTTCTTTGATTGTTTGTTCTACATTATCAAAGTCATGTTTATAAGAATCTAATTCCAGATACTTGTAAATCCTATCCATTTCTCTTTGTGGATAGCTCGTTAGGTCTTCGGCTCTTACATATAAAACTTTTTTATTAACACCCTCAAGAATTGTTTGTTGAAGTCTCTCAAGTGCCATTCCAACAGGCGGAGAAGCTATCCATTCATCAACTCTCTTTGCGGTTGTTGTACCTTTCATTTGGGAATGATTTTGAATTGCCTGATGATTCTCTTGATTGTTTCTATAGAGCTTTTCCATTGATGCAATAATGCTTTTTAAATTACGAACCATGCAAATCATCTTCGGTTCATATGGCATGAATGATTTAAACCAATTATAATGTATCGTACCGCCTCTTGTTTTGATGCAGATATTTTCTTTATTTGTATATGCCTTCGCATAACCTTCTAAACCACCCCAACAAAAACCTCTCCAAGTTTTAAGCGCAAGATCTTTGTCGATAGCTTTTACTTCCGGTGTATTGGTATAATTCATTCTTGCACCATAAAGATATTCCAGAACAGGATCAGTTGGTGTTGCAGATATTTGTGGGTTTTGATCGAGTATACACTGCATGAGAGTACTCATGCTACGAGGCATTGATGAATTAAAAAATATCATATTAATTTTATACTTGGTTGGTTAATAGTGTATTCAATATTTTGATTTAAAACCGATTCAATAAATTGATTTTTATCAAAAATATTATTGATATTATCATAAGGGCATTCATGTGGTCTACCACCTGTCCAATCGTCTTTTTCAAGATAAGAATCTATTCTATGACGAAACAATTCCGTTCCATTTGCAACGATATTATCATGAATGTCATAACCAAAAACAACAGGTGAATTTGATATCCAACCAACAGTTGCTTTCTTGTTAAATGCAGCAGCAGCATGTTGTAAAAATGAATCAATTGCTATGATCTTATCAGAGAAATATACTGCACAAAAAAGATTACGGAAGTTGTCACTATAAGAAAATGTATTCTTCAATTCCGGTTGATTATCTCTTCTCACATGAATAATTTTTTCAAATTTATTTTTAAGACTATTGACTAATTCCTGTGCAAATACCGGTGGTAAATCTCTTGACCATGAATATTTGTTTTCTTGTTTTTCTGCACCGCCATTTGTTTGCAATAATAAAATTGGACCCTTTTTTTGTATCTTATTTTCCACAAGCATTAGTTCACGTTGTGTCAAATACAACTCAGGTTTTTTTGAAACACATGGGATATTAAAAACATCACACCAAATCTCAATCAATGATTTTCTTTTATAAAGAAGATCACCAGAATGATAAGGCTCTGCTCTTAAAATAACTGAATTTTTATTATTGATATAGTCATCAAAAAAGTAAGGAAGATAACCAAATTTATAAACACGATGAACGCTTGGATTGTGTAAAAAAACTTCAGGATATGCACTAACAACAATCAATTTATGATCCGGATAAGCTTCCTTTATAGATTTAACAACAGCAGTACCCGCTATGTTTTTACCACAACCACCATCAATATGGTATATAACATAATTATCCATTTAAAACGTCTTCTTTGTTTGCTGGCTTGATATCATGATTAGCAGATGTAACTTGTACATCTTCGGTAATTTCATTTACATCTGGACTTAAATCTTTATTTTTTACTGAAACGATATCTTGGTCAAAGTTCATACACTATATTATAATAATATCAGTTAAAGTCAAATCTATAATGATAAGTATAATCGATGGATAGCGTTGTACCAAACAGATTTCACGGAAGCGTAACCTTTAATTCAAAGGTTAAAACTTATGATCATTTAGCACAAAGAATTAAAAGAACTTTAGGTGCACCTTTGATTGATATTGAAATAAGCAGTGAACAGATATACGAATTAATCGATATTTCACTTGAGTTCTTTACAAAGTTTGCAGGTGAAACCGAAGAATACCTTATTTTTAGATCTGATCTTTATATACCAAAGGTTGGTCTTCCAATTGCAAGAATGTTCAGCACATCACCTGACATGTATAACCCAATTAATCCAGCGGATACTACAACTGTTGGATTAAGTGCATGCTTTGATTATGATCTTGGTGATTTCAGAAGAGTCGTTGATGTGTTTTCATTCGATCAAGGTAATAATTCAGGTGTAAACACATTGTTTACAATTGAAAATACAATTGCACAACAAGCTTATTTTGGTCACTTACTTGGTAATGTTGGTTATGATTTGATAACATGGCAGACGTTAAAAACATGGTTAGATACTAGAGAAAAATTATTAGGTCTTATGCCTTATATACGTTTTGATGCTGATAATCAAATTTTAAAAATTATACCAGAACCAACATATAATAATATATATTATGGTTTATTGGGATGCAAAGTTCAAAAACCAATTAAAGATTTAATATCACAACTTTGGGTTTACAGATACACACTAGCTCAAGCTAAAATTGCAATTGCGCACGTTAGAGGAAAATATCAAGGTACAAATTTATTTGGAGGACAAACTGTAAATTCAGCAGACTTGATGAGTCAAGGATTAAAAGAAAAAGATGATCTTGAAAAGGAACTTGAGACTGACATGATAGATAGACACCCTACAAGATTTTTCCTTGGATAAAAGTGAAAAAAGATAAACGATATACACAAGGAATATATAGTCCAAAAAATCCTAAAAAATATTCAGGCACATATCCTATCGTATATCGTTCAATGCTTGAATTAAAAGCATTTAGATATTTGGATAATAATCCAAATGTTTTAACATGGGGTTCAGAATCCGTTGTTATACCATATCAATCTCCGGTTGATGGAAAAATACATCGTTATTTTGTTGATCTTGTTGCAAAACTAAATTCAAAAGACGGTACGATTAAAAAATTATTGATAGAAGTAAAACCTGAAAGACAAACAAGACCACCTGAAATAACATCAAGAAAAAAACAAAAAACAATATTATACGAAAAATATCAGTTTGCTGTTAACACTAAAAAATGGGAAGCTGCAAGAGCATGGTGCAAGACAAACGGATATACTTTCATTATTTTAAATGAAAATCATTTAAAATGATAATGTAATGTGTAAGTAATATTAAGATGAGTAATACTTATAGTCTTTTAGTTGAATCACCAAGCTACGATATCAAATGCTTAATTGATGAGCAAAACAGAAATTCACCATCCAGCCTGATTTTATCAGGACATTTTTTATTAGGTGGAAAGCCTAACAGAAATAATAGAGTTTATCCTCTTGACACAATGGTAGAAGAGGTTAACCGTTATTCAACAGAAATTATTGCAAACAACCGTTCAACGGGTGAACTTAATCACCCAACATCACCAGAAGTTAATTTGGAAAGAGCATGTCACATGGTAACTGAACTTAAACAAGATGGAAATATTTTTCATGGTAAATCAAAAGTTCTTTCAACCCCAATGGGACAAGTTGTTCGTTCTTTAATTTTAGATGGCGTTAAGCTCGGTGTTTCTTCTCGTGCACTTGGAAGACTTGAAGCTGAAAAAGGTTATAATAAAGTTAGTGATTTCAGACTTGTTGCAATTGATGTTGTTGCCGATCCTTCGGTTCCAACAGCATTTGTAAATGGTATTCTCGAATCCAAACAATGGGTTCTTGCCGATGATGGAAAGTTTGAACCTTTCTATGAAAGATTTGAAAAGAATATAGCATCATTACCAAAAACAAACAAGAAACAATATTTGAAAGAAAATATTATAGCATTCATTAATGCTCTTAAATCTGTTTAATTGAAATAAATAAAGATAAGTAATATTATGGATATACGTAAAC